TACAGACCCTGCGAATTATAAATCATATGATGAGTTAAAGCTCAAACTTAATAGAGTACTAGGTGTCGAAGCTGGTTCACCAGTTGCCGAAGCTCCAGTAATGGACTCAGTGGAAGCTACTGAATCACCATTTGCTGATGCTCCTTCACCTGCACCAACTGCAGAAAAAGAAGAGGAAGATACATTAAGTTATTTTGCCAAGTTAGCTCAAGAGTAGTCCGAAAGGACCAGGCCGGTAATGCTGCAGCATACGCGGTCGAAAGTGGGGACCTTAGGGTCCCCTTTTTTTTATACTGGAGAACTTAAAGCATCACCAATAGCATCAGTTGGGTCAGCTGTATAGTAATTATGATTTGATTGATTGTTATTGTTTATTCTTCGTTGTAACATTTGAATTCCATTAGCTGCTGCACCTAGGGGAGTATATGGTACAATTGCACCTAAAGCATCCACTCCTTTACTTTCAAATTTTTCAATAACATCGCCTGTGTTTGGATCCATACCTGCATATTCATATACAAACGACGGTACAGCTTTTGATGCAAGTCTTGGTATTAAACTTTCAGAATCAGGGTCAGGTAATACGGATTGTAATAACGCTTTAATAAAGTTATTAACCATATCGAATCCACCACCTATAAAGGAACCAACGGAATTTGCTGCGTTACCAAAGAAATCAATAACTGCAAATAATCCATCTTTAACAGCATTAACTATTTTTGATATTATATCTTGGAAACTAAAACTATCTAAAAAGGTTGCCGCATTTTCAAATCCTAGCTTACCTAACACCCAAGATAATCCATCTTTAAGTAAATCCAATAGACCACCTATAACAGAATTAAGTAAACCTTCAACGGCACCAAACCATGCACCTATGGCTTTCATAAAGAAGTTACCTTCGGTATTAGTCCATCCTTCAAAAGCTCCACGTACTGTATCAAAAACAGCAATGATAGCAGCTATAGGTACAAAGAATTTACCTAAAACTCTACCAAACTTAAATGCTACTTTTGATATATTCTTTATAGCTTTACCGATTTCGCCCAATGTTTTAGTTATAAAACCAACGCTTTTACCCGCACCTGTGATTCCGTCTTTAGCACCTTTAAGGCCTTTAGTTACATCTTTTAGTTCAGCACCAAATACTTTAGTAAAAAAAGCAACTGGTAATAAGAACAATGTTGTAAAACCTTTAACTAACATTAAAATAGGCCTTAAAAATTTACCAATATTTTGGGCAAATTTCATTATATTTTTTACTACCTTTGTATCTTTTGATCTAAAGTCTATTTTACCTGGAGTTGTTCCAGGTTGCACTGGGCCAAAGTCCATTGCCTGCAGTAACCTACCTTTTAAAAGTTTATCTAATTGAGCAACGATTGGTCTTTTACCAATTGTACCCGCTATACCTGCTTTTAAATTAGAACCAAAATCTATTACTAATGCTTTAATTATAGATCCTAAGGTTTTTGCAAGTTCCTTTGCTAATGTAAGTGGAAAGAAAAACTTTTTAATGTTTTTTGTAAAATTATAAATTCTTCTTTGTATTTCAGCTGAAATAACATTTACTTTAATATTTTTAAAGTCAAATATATCAATAATCCTTGCAATTAGATCAGCAAAAAATACAGTTGGTATTTTAAAAAATCTAATCATGCCAAACTTAGCTTTTGTAAGCATTTCTTTAAAAGGTTTATTTAGTTCTATATCAAATAAATTTAATAAACGAGCTAAACTATCTCTAATACCAAATCCAACACCAGCTATAAAACTTATAGGAGCTAAAACACCACCAATGATATTACCAATAATATTTTGATCTTTTAAACTAAGTGATTCTTTATCTGCAATAATACCTAAAAGTCTAAGTTGCTCATTTAATTGCCTATTCGCTTCTCGCTTATCTTCCATATTTTGAAGATTATCATTTTTAAGTAAAGCTTTAGTTTGTTTTAATTGATTTATTTGTTCTTCATTTAACTTTTTATTTCTATTATCAATTGCTTTATCTAAAAGCTTTTCATTTCTTGCTAATTGATTATTAACAGCATCACGATCGTTTATATCTTTTAAACTTTGTGAAATCTCAGATAAAGTTAATTGATTTGGGTCTTGAGCCATTTATTATTTTCCGCCGAATGCCTTTCCTGCTTCTGATATACCAAATGCACCAAGTGTTACTACAACAAATGATGTATATATTGTATCAGAAATTACTAAATCTTGTCCTAAGAATGCTGTAACTAAGTCACAAATACCAAATATGGTCATTAAACCAAATGATATAAAACCAATTATTGCTTTTTCATTTACATCATTATCATCTAAAAATAAATCTATAAATTTTCTTTTAGGTGGAGCTAATTGATCTCTTGCTTTTTTAGCTTCCTCTTGCATTTCTTTGATCTTATCTTCTTGTTCATCAAGTTTTTCGATCATAGCCATGTACTTATCTAAATCTATTTCGACTTCGTTTCTACTATTATCTTGTTCAGCCATTATTATCTCCTCAGTTTAGCTTCTTCGTTTTTAATTCTTTCATTCTCTTTTGCAATCCATTCCGTAAGTAGTGAAACATATATTTCTCTTTCGTATGGCAGCATATTGTCTAACTCAGTTAGACTATAACCATGATGCTGCATCATCGCGAAATTAGTCTTATAATGGTTTACAAGACTATCGTGAGAGAGGCCTAGGTAAAAAAACTTTGAAGACCTTTTAACTCTACTTCGTTTTTCGCTTTACAATGTATACAATCCCATTTAATTTCAGCATTCATGGCAGGAATATTTTGAAAGAAATCTGTCATCATTCCAAATTGATCAGCACTTAAGCTTTCAACAAATTTAGTTCTTTCAGCTTTACTTTCATCTGCCATTTTATGTACACTGTCGTTTGTAAACACTGTATCAATACAAGCACCAACGATATCGAACATATTATCACTATCATCATCACTTAAAGTTAATGATTCGATATCTGCAAGAAGTGGAAATTTTAAAGTTATACCAATATCTTCTGTTAGCATAACTTTATTATCTAACTCCTTATTTACAACTGGTGGATTAATTCTATCCAATGTCATGTTATAAGGAGTATGACTATCACACTCTTTACATTTTACATTAATATTTATATTTTCTCCTACTGACTTTCCACGTAGCATCAAAAATAAATATTCTAAATCAAATGTTGTTAACTCATTTGCATTTATATTATCTATGCATGAATTTACAACACTTTTAAGAGCTCGAAGAATTTGTTTCTCATCATTCGACTCTAATGCTATCATAAGTACCTTTTCTTCTTTAACTAAGTAAGGCCTATATGTAACTGTTTTGCCAGATGAAGGTATAGTTACTTCATACTTGGCTGTATTTAATACCGGCAACGCCATAATTTTCTCCTATAATATTATCCAAATATAGACCCCAACTGATTAGATAATCCACTAGCAGCTGAAGTCAATGAGCCTTGTGACTCATAATTTTCATAAGACCAACCAACATTTAAAACATTGACTGCATTCTCATTATTATTATCAAATGCAATGCTTTCCATTGTTATTGGAAAGGCCTTTTTCAATTTCACTCCGTATACTGGAATGTCATTCTTGTCTAACTGTTGAATAATAACATCAACAGCATAGTCATCCAAATAGTTTGCATAATAATCTTCTACATTAAATACATTATGCATCCAATTTTCAAACATCTTTTTAACATAATAGTCATTCGTTAAAAGGAATGACATATTTACGTCATCGTTAATTACTCCATTAGGAATCTTAATCATTTTTTTATGGGCCTGAAATTCAAATGTTTGAATTTGTCTACCCGGCATATTTACCGAACGGCACAATAATGTAATATCTCTTGGGTCATTAACTAAATTCTTTGCATCAAATGAACCGGCTACGGCACTTGATATAACTTGTTCTAAATCTAAATTAAGTAGCGATGTATCTGGTGGACTAAATATTACATTAAATCTATGTGATTCTGCTATTCCACCTTTTTTGTTAATTGCTGATAACAATCTATCTGGGTTCATTATGATCTCGCTATTCTTGTACTATCTTTCCAAACTGTATTTTTGTTTGCTTTTCTAAATTGCTCTACAGGTAAGAATATTGCTATTTCCCACTCAGTCATTGGAACTCTAGTTAATTTTGTTTTAATGTGTTTTGTTAAGTAATGCTTAAAGCAAGGTTTAAATTCTTTATACTTTCGAGCCTTTTGCAATAATTCATATCTTAACTTTCTTAATCTTGTATCGTTCTGAAGTTTATTCGGAGCTAATCCCATAAGCTCATCTAAAAATGCCGCCCTTGTATTATAATTTAAATAATGTAAATTTAATCCGTGAAATCCATCCTTTGCTTCTTGTACCATAATGGTCAAAGGAAATCTATCATAGTATGGTAGGGTTTCTTTATGCTTAGGGTCATAAAAATACATATACATACTACCTATTAAGTTTCTTTCTGTTGTTTCTAGGGCTGGGTCTCTTAAAAGCTTTTGTCTGCTAGGCATTGTCATATCTTGTAACTTACCTTGGAACCATTTTTGTGAATCCTTAGTACGTGCCTGTACACCCGCTCTGAATGCGTTTGCCTGTAATGTGTCGAATAAGCTTGCCATATAGTATATTTATACTACTTAGCGAGTACTTTGATGCCCAGATTCTTTAAAGTTTCCTCTGTCCATACTTGAAATTGCC